GATCAGGAGTTTCGGCGAACCGTCCCTCAGAGTCGCGAACGTACTCACGATCAGCTGCGACGAGTGATTCCTCATCCAGTGACAGGTCGTATGCGACGGAGCAGCGACACTGGATGATCTCACTGGGTGGTGCCGTTGGATCACCCGGAGTCATCAAGTACGCGATGCCCTCACCACAGTCGCCGCCACCCAGCGTGAAGGGCGTGGTGATGTCGACCGTCTGACCACCGGCGGCACGGTGCGTGCAGCGCGTCCGCTCGTCGTGGGTGTCCAGCCACTCCTTCGTACCGGTAAGACCGGAGATGAGCACCTGCTGGAAGGAACCGGCGTTGGCCGCCATGTTCGCCTCGGTTCGGGCGATCACGTTGGCCCGCGCCTGACTAACCTGCGCGGCCCGCTGGACGCGGGTGGTAAGCTTCGTCGCGGACTCACCTAAGCTGAATCCGACCAGCAGCTCCTCACGGACCTTCGTCCAGACGTGGTCACCGATCCCAACCAGTCGGTTCGACGCGGACGCGAGGTACTCCTCGGCGAAGATGTCCGACACGGGTGGAACGACGACGTCGTCGAACGCCTCACCGATGCCCTGCCAGATGACACCCGCGGACTGCAGGTACACGTCGCTGAGCGCGGGCATCAGCTCGGCCGAAACGTAACCCTGCCACAGACCGGTTAGTGCGCCGAGCTCGCCGAGGTCCGTCGGAGCGGCCGGCGTTCCCGCGGCGGTCACCACCTTCTGCTGGTTGAGCAGGCTCACGGCACGTCGACCGAGCTTCATCACGTAGCGATCTACCCGCGCCGCGAATGCGTCCTCACGCTCGCGCATCTCCGTCGGCGACCAGCCGAAGATCTTCGTCATCGGTCACCGTCCCGAGTCGTTCGTCGACGTCTTCTCACGGTTGGGTGGTTCCTCCTCGGTAGCCGACTCGGAACCTCCCTCGATCTCGCGGGTCCCCGAGTCCTCCTCGGACGAGAGTAGTTCCGACCCCTGAGCTTGCAGCTCGATCGCCCGTCCGGTGAGCTCCTCGAGGTACGCCGGGTCCGCACCGGGGGTTAGTGCCTGCCGCAGCAGGATGAGCTTGACGAGCTCGTCCTGGCTGGGCATGTCCGACTCCTCGAAACCAAGCGTGCGCATGTACGCCTTCGGCGAGATCGTCCCGTTGATGAACGCCTTCTCGGCGTTCTCACTGAGGTCGGGCTTCTGTGTGAGTTCTCCGGCGTCGTACCACGCGATGATCTCGTCACCGTTCGCGTCGCGTAGGTCCTCACCCGCGGCCGCGAGCATCGGTCGCAGGTACGTCTTCGTCAGCGCCTGGCAGACCAGCTCCACCGGCGGGACGACGTGCTGACTAACCTCATCGTCCTTGATCTCCCAAGCGCCCCAGTGGTTCACCTCGCCGAGACCGGTGATGCGCTCCTTGGAGATGTTCACGGTGGTCGCGAGCCGCTCGATCGCCTGACGCCGGTTCTCGATGATGTACTGATCCATGGGTGTGAAGAACGTCAGGTGCTTGATCTTATCGAGGAACGCGCCGTTGACCCGCATCGGGTACGGCATTGCGGCGGACGCCGAGCCGGGGTTCTTGATGTTCCGCGACATGATCTCGATCATCTCGGCGACCCACGGGTCGGCCGCGTCCTTGAACTGCGGATTCACGGGAAACGTGAGCTCCTCGGGAAGCAGCAGGATGCCATTCATCGCGATGCGTGACACGAGTGTGGCGATGATGTGCTTGTCGTAGAGAGAGATCTCACGCAGGATCGGGATCGCTGACTTGGACTGAGAGATGGATAGCCAGCCGAAGCGTGGGTGTGGGTGACGGATCTCGGCGACGAACCCGTCGATCTGCTCCCAGTGACCCGGTTCGATCTGGATCTCCCAGCGACCGAGCCGGAATGTTCGTCCCCGATTCAACCCACCAAACAGGGACACGACACGACGCGCTGGTCCACCTCGCGCGGGTCGGATCTCGTCGCCCGACTTGACGGACCACTGCATACCGATCAGAGGTTCCTGCTGACCGACGAGGTAACACTTACCGACCAGCGGGATGTGAAGTCCAAACGCCTCGTTGTTCTCCGGGTTGGATACCTCCGCCATGAAGTCGGCAGCGGGTCCCTCCTGGATGATCATCGGTTCAGATTCACCACGAACCCGAACCGCGGCGACCAGTCGCACGCGAGAGATCGCCTGGGCGAGCCACCAGTGGGCGTAACCGAACTCGCCGACGATGTCGAGGTAGTCCCACACCTCGTCCTGCCAGCGTTCGTACTGAAATAGGACGTTCGTGCGGGGATCATCGGGCATGATCCGACCGGCGGCGACCAGTGCGGCGTCGTCATCATAGGGTGCGTGAAGCTGCGAGACGGTTGCGAGCTGCGTGCGACGCCGGTCGGTCATGAACCCTACTCCGCCTCGACGAACTGAAGTGTGAACGCCTGCCCGACCTTGAACATGTCCGCGACCTCACCCTTCAACGTCATGGTGAGGGTAAGTGTCGGCGTGTAGGGAGACCACTCCTTGTTGCGGCCGTCGTTGTAGTCGGCGTTGAACGTGACGATCACCTGACGGTGATCATCGACGCCGCTCTCGTTCTTACTCTGGACCATGACCTTGGCGGTAATCATAGATCTCTCCTAGGTTAGTCGGGTTCATGTGTTGCGATGAGACCGGTGATCGTGGAGGCGGCGAGCCAGATCAGGAACGGCATGGGAACGCTGGTGAAGTGCGTCAAAACCGTGACTAGACCGGCTGAGATCCAGACGGAGACGCACCAGTCGCACTCCAGTAGGTACGCCAGGCCCTGACCCATGATGCCCCAGTGTGAGCTAGGTTCCTCACGGTTGGGGTGCTTGGCGCGGTACCAGACACGGTAGTTGTCGGACGGGTCGAACCAGTTGGTCACGTGATAGCGAGGCACGGCGATGAGAGGGAACTTGTCGCGCGTGACGATCCGCGTCAGGCGATGAACGGAGAGAGCGATCAGGAGGTAGAGAAGCCACGTCGGCATGATGCTACGGTACTACGAAACCTAGGTGGGACCTAGGTGACACAAAAACGGCACCTAGGCGTTCACCTAGGTGCCGGGTTGAAGTCGGGTTTCTTACTCCATGTAGTTGGGATCCCAACTCTCCTGAGCCTGCTCAACACCCCGCTGGAACGAAGCGTCGGTGTCCTCTTCCCAGCGATCCGCGATCTTCTGAATCGCGGGTCTGATGTCCTGGCTGATGTTAGCGACGGCGATCGTCTCACGGACGAACGCCTCGAACTGCTCTCGTGTCATGTCCTTCTCCTCATCGCCACTGTAGCTCTGGGAACTCGTCGAGCACGGAACGACGGTCGTAGGCGGGCTCGTCATCGACGTCCTCCCATCCCGCCCAGATGTCGCCCTTGTAGGAAGTAGAGACGGTGGAGGTGCCGCGCGCCAGGGACTTACCGCCCTTACGACCCTTGCGACCCTTGTAGCTCGCCACGTACTTGTTCGTCGCCAGCGCGTTGTAGAGCGCGCTCCAGACGCGGATGTACGCGTCGTGCAGGTCCTTGTCCTTCACGGTGTTCTTGAAGTTCCCGTAGTCGATCTCCTGTGCGAGCCGCGCGAGCGCGAGCGCCCACTCGTCGTGCGTGCAGTAGATCCGGAACTCGTAGTCACGGTGTGCCAGTCGCACGATGTCACTGGCGTTCGGTATGTAGCGTCGCTTGAGCTCCTTGAGGTGCTTCGCTCGGCGCGCCCGTACCTGCAGGTACCGCTCGTCTCCTCGCTTGAGTTCCTTCTCGTCCCGCTGGGTCGCGGAGAACGCGCCGAAGCTGGTCATAACCCACATGTCATCCTATCCTCTCGGTCGTCTTATGTGATGTTGATCGGTGGAACCTTGGTGATCGCGTAGCCGCGCTTAAGCAGTTCGTGCTCGATTCGTGATGCGGCGACGAATGGATTACCAAACGCGTCCCACTCAATCGTGATAATCGTCTCTTCTAATGCGCGCAACGCATCCCACTCCTCGTCGTTGCGCTCGATCCGCTTGGTGTTTCGGTAGCCGACGATCGCCGCGGCGATCAGAAGTCCCAAAGCGACCGCGATGATCGTGTAGACCAAGATCCCGATCAGTGTCATCATTCTGTCCTCTCCTCGTCGTTAGCTCAATAGTACCA